TAATGATTCCAGTGTCTGAACTATTACTATAAACTGTCTCCTATCATGATAGGGTATGCCCAAAGGCCTCAAAGAAACATCTAGCCTAATTGCTGTCGGATTCAGTGTAACTGAACCAGCACCGAACACCTTTACTCAAGCACGTATTGACCTTCAACTCAATCCACTTGACAATGAAGTAGCGATCGTCTACGGAATTGACCTCGATTGTGAAGTTCCTGATGCTCTTGCTGGACAAAACACCAGTATGCTTAGTGCTTTGACAAGTACAAGTCGAGACACAATGCCTAACCTCTCTGATTCAACATGCCTTGCTGTCAAGAATACTCGAATCCGAGCAGCAGGATTTGTAGATGGTGGCGTTGGATTCACAACTGGGTCTAACGAGTCTCCAGCAACTCAACTAGACTATCTAGGAATTATTGCAACAAACGACTTCTTTATTCAAATCGAAGGCCAAAACAACATAGCGGCTCATTCAATGAATGGTAAACTATACATGGTTCGCGCAAGGGCGGATTCTTCAGTATATGCAGCACTCGTTCAATCAGAAGTATTGTCTGCTTGAAGGTGAACCTAATGGTTCGAATTCATGGTCGCTGGTGTGGCCCAAACTGGACAGATGGTCGAAACATCGACGCACTTGCATACAAGCAAGCAGGTGGCGATTTCAAAGGCCGTTGTGTGGATAAGTTGGATTGCGCCTGTCGTGCTCATGACAAAGATTGTGCTAATACTAAGGGATGTTCTGCAAAAGCAGATCGTAAACTCGTAAGAACTGCACTTCTGGTATCTCTGACAACCAGAAATGCAGCTCTTTCAGCAAAAGCAAAACTAATCGCATCAGGAATTGCAGCAGCAAGTTTGACAAGGAGTCGATAATATGGTAGAAGTAACGATGTCAATGGAAGAATACTTGTCACTGCTCGGGGGCTTAACGATGGACTCAACCTCCTCGACACCTTCAGTAGAATCTCCAATGCCAAAGAAAAAGAAATCGAGTGCATATTCCCGTCGCTACAAAGCAAACTTCAAGAAAATTGCACCACAATTCAAAATGAAGAGTGGCAAATGGAAGAAGAATGGTTTCCGATCAGCAGTGAAACTTGCTCACAAAATGTCGAGAAATCGCTAATGTATACATTAATACCCAGGTGATTAATGTATACATTCCGTACTCGAGTTCAGAATGTATACATTCAAAGTCTTCCAATTTCATTGTCGGAAACAAAATAAACAGATCGTAGTTGTGTTTTAGGATTAAAAAACGTAAGTTTGTAACCGATTCCAACAAACTTTCCATCTATTCTTTCGTAGATGCGACGTTGTTCTTGGATATATCCTACTTTTCTAAGTCGAGGAGGTAGGATTTCACGGTAAAGGTTTGGAGTTCTAGCCATATTATTCAGCCTCGTATAGGTGATGATTGATTAATGCTCTAATTGACGGCTCACAGTCTTTTCTAAGGCCTAAAATGACCAACAAACGGCGAGTTGATAGATTGGTCACATCGAATTCTCCTTCTTTATTGTGCATTGCTCGTATTGCACTCTCACAATATTCAGATTGATTCGGTTTAGATCGAACTATTCTGATGCATTCATGGCTAAGATTGAATGTTTTGAGTGACTTCACTTCAAACACCACACACATGAGGAGATATAATTGAAATTTATTGGGCAATTTATCGCTTCGATTGGTGATAATAAGTCATCTAAATTGATATTGACCCAATGATTACAGGCATATTCGGCTGAACACCTACTACATTTGACGCACATTAACTAAAGCCAGTCGAGACTTAGTTAAATAACTAACTGGGATTTGCTAGAGGATTGGATAGGTTTGGCTTTCAGTACCCTGAAAACCACCTATAACCGGGATAGGTTAATGATTCCAGTGTCTGAACTATTACTATAAACTGTCTCCTATCATGATAGGGTATGCCCAAAGGCCTCAAAGAAACATCTAGCCTAATTGCTGTCGGATTCAGTGTAACTGAACCAGCACCGAACACCTTTACTCAAGCACG